GGGTCTTTTTGATAAGTTTCTTCGTAGAAAGAAAGATCAGCAGGTTCGAATACAGTGTCTCCAGAAGCTAAAAAATCACAATCACACTCCTGACCGGCCATCCTAGGGCCTAAGTCTCTATCTTGTTGGTCTCTCCATGCTTGATCTCTTTCCGGGTGAACTGTCCAAGGTAATCTTACAGGTATAAACGAATTATCTCTTACTTCTGCTTTTTCCCAGGTCTGGTGAAACCAGTTTCCGATTCCATTAGGAGTTGATAATGCCATACATTGACCACCGGTTGCTAGTGTCTGCTGTGCAGCAGCAAAGGTCTCCTCAATGTTCTCTATAAAGGCAGCCTCATCTATCAGAAGCAAAGATACTGCTTCAGAGCGTGCGGCATCGGCATTAGATGATTTAGCTTGTATCTTTGAACCATTCTTTAACCTCAAGGATAATTTGTTCTTTTCAACTGCAGTTAATTTTAACCATCTTGGTAGCTCATCATACATAAAAGTAGTCTTAGTTACCAGGTTACGTGCTGTTGCTTGAGTGGTGGCTAATGCTAGAACGTTTTTGTCTTTATGAAATAACATTAACCATAATGAGTATCCTGCTGCTAAAGTGGAGATACCTAACTGCCTTGATTTAAGAGTTATGATAAACTGCTCGTCTCTAAATAGGTGTAGAACTTTTTCTTGGAATGGGTAGAGGTTAAATAAGATCCTACCTCTTTTAGGGTGTTGAATATAACAGTACTTTCTCATGAAGTACGCCGGATCTTTAGCACACTTGATATACTCTTGTGCTATTATCTTTTTTATGTCTTGTGCCATAACTATAAAATTTTAGCTTTAATAGAGGGCTTATCTAATCCGCCAGCAGCGTTTCTAATCTCTATTAAAACTTTACTGTAGCCAGCTCTTGAACCTTCTAACTCAACTACTATGTTTGTACTTTTAGTCGCTCTGTTAGGGTACCTTATTTTTACTGCTTTTGGAATTCCTGTAAACTTACCGGCATCTTCAGCAGTATCTAGTTGTATTATCTTAAGAGTAGTATCTGTTGCTTCTCTAACATATGTGTAACCATAATCTACAGCGGATCCAATCATTTTGAAAACTCTATCTTTATCAAAATCTACTGATTGTAGCCCTAAATCCTCTCCGGTTTGGTTTATATAGTTATTAAGGCCGATTACCACTTTTTGAGGATCAATACTAAACATATCAAATATACTTACCTTAGTTTTATCTGCATTGAATAAATCCTGGTCTAATATAATCTTAGTTTTATCTTCATTAAACCTTATTGCAGATACATTACCTCCGTTGTATATATTATCACCTTTTTTATTCTTGATAGAAAGGTAATGCATTTTACCAGGAGTCTTAATTTCTACATCCGAAATAGTAGAACCTTTATCTTCTGCTCCGATATCTAAGTTTAGGGGTCTTTTAGTATCTTTTCCTCCTGTTTGATTAACATCAGCTTGTGAGTAGCTCTTAGGATCTATTTTAAGGAAGTTGAGAAGTTGAACCACTTGAGGGCTCTCTAAATCAGTAATATCTATTCCTGCTGCATCTCTCAACTCAGTAAACATTCTATCTTCGAATTGCTGGCCTTTATTTGCTGATGCCCCTCCTACTAGTAGTAATAGTACCTGTTTGTCTTCAAATTCGAATTCAAACATATCAAACGTTGCTGAGGCTTTAGAAGTAAGAGATTTTTTATTAGGTCCGGTGTTTGGTCCATGTACTTTTACATTTTCAATATCGAATGTTGTTTTCAGTATGTCAACAAATTCTTGGGCAGAAATTTTGTTAACATTCATTATACGTCCTGGTTTTGATTGCACCGCAAACATACCGGGGTTATCAGATATTATCTTAGCTCGTGCTTGTAATTGAATTGAGTTTTCTGTAAGATTAAAACCAAATATAGATTCAAACAAAGCTAGGTCATCCTGATTATTAATGTCAGGGTACCCTTTAGTGGTCTTATATGACCATTCTAGTATAGCTTTGTCTATAATATTCATTTAGTATCTTCCGTCTAAATCTTCTTCGTCCATTTCATTACCATCAAAATCGATAGCATATATATACGTTTCTTTTGGAGCGTCTCCGTCTCCGTAGTCGCTATAGATTCCTCCGGTTATAGCATAGCCGTTAGTATATTTTTCTATCGTCTCTATTCTACCATCATCATTTGGGTCGAAATCTCCTATTTCATAAGTTTTACCACCTTTAGTAAGCTTTTTTAACTTTACACTACCTTTACTGGTAATCTCTTTTAAAAGGTTACTATTAGGGGTTAGTTTATTTTCTACTAAGAATTTTTTGAGGTCAAAATTTTTCATTGTACAGTATAATATAAAGTTTAGTTAATAGTTTTTATTTTATTATTATTATTATTATTATGCTTCTGGTGACTCCCCGTCTTCGAAATCTACTGGTGCGGCTGATAGATCTTCTCCGCCTCCTTCTTCTCCTCCTGAGGCAGGTGTTTCAGACCCAGTGTCGGTTGACCCTCCTCCTTCTTCTCCTGGAAAGTCTCCTCCTCCTGTATCGGCACTTCCTATATCTTCAGCAGACGCTGGATCTCCTTCACCAGCACCTTTCATTGGACCTTCTTTATAGAGTACGGCTAATTTATCTAAAGCTTGCTGGTAGTCTGTTATCTTATCTATGTAATATCTTTTGCCTTGTATCTGAGCTTCAAAGCCTGTACCTGTCCACTTTAAAATATAATCTTGTCCGTTCTTAAGGTTAATTCTAAATGAAGAAGGACGGGGTGATACCCAATCCACAGTAGTAATAAACTCTTTAAAGTCTTCTGTTTGTAGTTTAATAATAGCAGCTTTTACTGTAGGGAATTTATTTAAAATTATATCAGTAGAATCTTCTAATACAGTCTCTTTAGGGGCATCTGGTTCTGGTTCTTCTTCTGGTACCGGTTCTTCTTCAGTAGAGGTTTCTTCTTCCTCATCCTCGTATAAATCGGTTATAAGTGATTCTAGTAGAACTTCTTGATATGCTTCTAATATGATATTTTTAAGATCTGCTTTTTTCATATATTATTTCTTTTTCTTACCATGCTTATGTGATGAAGAAGTTATAATTTTTAACTCATTTACAGGAACGTTCTCTACAGTCTTACTTCCATTTTTGAAAAATACATCGTAGTGTGTTACAGTGCCTTTACCTTTTTCAGTTTCTATCAGAGTGTGTTTCCCTTCAAGACATAGTCCATGACCGTGTACTTCATGTACAACAGATGCTGCGCAATCATGTTCGTACCCTGGAGCAGATTCAAATTGAGAAGATTGTGTTCCGCCTGATGGGATTATAATATTTTTTGCATCTCTTTCTAAAGCTTCTACAGATTGAAAAAATCTAAACCCAGGTTCGTGTAATTTACCTGTCTCTTTATTAATTAGTTCATACTTAGCACTGATTAGTCCTACTTTTACTAGTTTAAAGATAATATCTCCATGATATGATAAAACCTCTTTTGGCCATTCTGTAGTTTCTTCATTAACATTCTCTAAAGCTAATTGATCTAAAGCTGGTTGCTTTTCTTCAGCTTCTAAATAATGCTGTGCTCCTGAGATGTAATCTCTCGCTAAGATAATTTTCTTTTGCCACCATTGTGGAAAGTCAACCTCGCCATCAAACTTATCATATTTTTGTAAAGATTTATGTATCTTAGCTGCATATTGAGCAATATCATAAACGTCTTTTAGGAGCATGCTAGGTTCATCATCTTGATGCCCAACGTCTATATCTTCATTTAAACCATAAGCTTCGGCATTGTCTATAAAGCCCTGCATAAAGCCGTTTTTAAAAGATTTAAAGTCCGGTCTATTATTAAAGTAGTTTTTAACTCCTTCAAAAGCAGCTTCTCCTGCTTCATATCCTTTATCTTCAAATTCACCTGGGTTAATAGTATCTTCGGAAACATTGGTATTTAAATTTTCTTCTTTTGCGTTTCTATTACCGAGCTTTTTAGCAAGGAAATGTAATGTCTTTTCTTCTGACCAATTCCATTTTTGCATTATGTAATCGACCATTTCTTGTCCGATGATTTCTTTTTCGTTTCCTTCATCCTCTGCTATTGCAGCATCATAACCCATTGTTTTTTTACCTAATGCTTTGTTAATAGCAGCGTCAATTTTATTTAAAACAGATCCGTATTTGTCTGCAATTGGACCTCCTTCGGGTTCAGCCTCTTGCTCCATAGACCTCATTACTTCGGCTCTTTTGGTTTTTAGTTTTGCTATGATTGTTGCTTTTTTAGAAGAGTTACCTTTTACTTGATCCCAGTCCGGATTAATATTTTTTTCTGGTTTTGGTTGAGAAGCTTTCATTTTAGTATCTCTCATTTTCATTAGAACTGGATCGTTTATATCCATTTCTTTTACTGATTCGTCTGTGTCGGTACGATCTATTATTTCTAAGCCATTTAAATCGTCAATTAATCCGAAAAACATTTCTTCGTCATTAGTTGTGTAAACATTACTACCGTGCTGTATTAGAGTACCGTTTAGTAGGGCATCGGCATAAGCAGTTACATCATTAATTCTTTCTTGTGCTTGACGAGCATCTCTGACTGAGATTTCTAACGCATACTTTTCATCAAATTGTCCATCAAGGGATTCTTTGACTTCTTTTTTATTTTTTTCAGCAGCGACTAGAGCTTGTATCTTTTGAATCATATCCTTTTCAGGATGATCTTCTAGTCTGTCTTGTTGTTGAGCGTCCGCAAATTCTTTATCTGACATTGTCTCATTCATAGATTTAAAATATTTCATAAACTCATTAGTTAATACATCAACACTAATTACTGCTTCACCGGAAGGTTTTACTCCTACGTCTACTAGTTCTCTATCATAAGATGAATCTACTATGTGTAAAGTATCTTCAGCTATATAAAAAGAATACTCTTTTACCGAAGTATCTTTTTTAAATTCTACATGTATTTTAAAGGAATTTTCTTCTAAACTCTTAATAGCCATATGAGCTAGTTCGTCTCCTGCGGTCTTTAATGCTTTAGCTAAAGCTCTACCAACTTCTCTGGCAATTGTCTTGGTTTCATCAGATGAGAATTTAATTCCTTCCTCTTCGGCTTCTTTAAGTTTTCTACCTGATGCTGTCGTAATTGATTCAATATCCTGATTGTCTTTTAGTTTAGTAAGTTCTTTTTCGTCAGTATATTCGGTGGGCTTGCCATTTATGAAAGCAGTTTTTTCTCCGTACTCTAAAATTGTAAGTTTATTTTGAAGTTGTTCTTTGAGTACTCCAAGTTTTTTAGTTGTCTCTTGAACACTTATACCTGCTTTAACCTGATATGTAGGTTCTTGGATAGATTGTAGCATAGATTCGATTTTGATTAATCGAGTTTTAATTTCTTCGTATGTCATCTTTCTTTATTGTATAGCTATATAAATAAATAGTCATGTGTTAATTAACACCTTTCATGTTAGCACACCAGTGGTACATCTTAGCTTTCTCACCGGAAGACTGTTTGGCCTTCCTGCGAAGATCAGTCACTGAGCCTTTGCAACTAGCACCAGATTTTTTAACTCTACCTGGTCTAGATTTTCCTTTTACTTTACCGTCGGCGTAGTTTTCTAAAGCATGAGGTGTATTATCGTGACCACATTTATGACATACATATAAATCACTTCCTCCCTCTATTTTGTTCCAGCTCCACCCACAGTCATCACAAATGATTTCAGTATCAGTTATGATCTCTCCTATGAGTTGTGCTAAAGTTGGTTTCATTATTTTTTCATAGCATTACCTGCTGCTACTGCATCTTTATGAGCATTAGAGTTACCGTGCGATGGTTTTTCTCCTCTTTTCTTTTTAGCATTTATATTAACCCAGAGACCCGGTCTTTTCTTTTCTTTGATTACCTCTCTTACTAGTTGTATAAGTTGTGATTTTTTCATCTTTACTCGGTTATCTTCATTAACATTTTTATAACAATACCGGCTATGGCGGCGAAGAAAATCCAAAGTGCTTTATTAACTCCTTCTTTCCATCTTTTTAGGACCTGTAAATCTAATATAAGGTTTCTATGTTTCTCTTCGTTTTCTTCTGTTCTTTTTCTAAACTCTGTATTTTGATTTGTTTTAACAACAATGCCGTCTTCTGGATTTAAAAGCATATACTTTAATTCAGATACATCTTCTTTCATCTCCTTCATTCCGTCTATCACAACTTTTAGCTCGCCGTTGGGCATGCCTTTTTTTATAGTCGTTAATTCACTTAAGACATTTTCTAATACTTCTTTCTGTGTCATCTTAAAAAGGTATACTGTTAATACTTTAATAAATAGAACTTTTTAACCTATATGGGCACTTAGGAACCCTATATATTCTTTTACATTACTGAGAATTTTTTTCTTTTGATCTGAATTGCTTTTCCAGCTTTCAATATCACCATGCTCTGTTACATATGTATCATTTTCTATAGTAAGATCTAAAACCCAATCTTGTATATCCTTTATAAAAGATTTTATAGTTCCGGTCATCATTCTTTTCTCATACTGATCATAAAGGCCTATTTTTTTCAAATCAGCTTCATAACCTACGGTACAATCGAAACAAAAACCATGTATTTTATACATTTTTTTTGCAAGATGATGTTCCATAGAGCCTTTACATTTTGGGCACCTAAGGGGTATTTGCATTGCTTTCTTAGCAGAGTCAAGCTTTGTTACGTTCTGTCTCAATCCATTTTTAATTGTCCACTGCCTACCGTCTTCCTCCCATACGTCTCCTTCTTTGCGGGCAATGTAAGTTTTCTGGTATCCGGTTTGTAATTTAGTTTTGCTCGTAAAATCTTTATTAACTAAATTTCTAACTCTCTGTACGTCACTTTCTTTAAATTCTTTCTTTAGTAGAGATTCATTATTCATAACCTAACACTTTTAATTTTTCTATAACATGATTTACATTTCCATTCTCACAACGTATTGCTATGCCGCCTTTGGCTGCCCACTCTTGTATATTAGATTCTTTATCATCTATTAAGATAGAGTTCTCATTAGCATATCTATGTTTGTCTGCGGAGTAAGAAAATATGACTTTAGGGTTAGGGCTTATGTGTTTACTGACCCATAAATTTTTACCTAATCTTGAATTGTTATCTCTAGAAGGAGAAGTTAAAATATCAGGCTTATAAGATTGTATAAAGCTCCAAAGTTGTAGACCATTGGGCATCCATTCCATCTCTGACCAGAATTTTATTCCTACAGTAACATCTATTAACTGCCAGAAAGGACTTCTTCCGTGTTTAGCTTCATAGTCTTTAGGAGACATTCCAGTAAAGTGTTCAAATCTTGATTCAAAATCTGTTAACACTCCATCCATGTCACAGTATATCTTATACGGTGGTAATTTTTTTTCTGTTTTGAGCGGGTAGCCTTCTCCTATTAAGTCTTTTATACTTTTTCCCATAACCTTTATTTATTTTCATTTTTAATTTTATCTTCCCAATTACGAAAAGTTATATTACCTTTTAGGTAAGCTTCTTTTTCTAATTCAAGTAGATTTTCATCTTCATTAGTATTTGTTGTATTGAATTCTACTAATCTACCCTCTAAATTTTGCATATGGTGTATCATCTCATGAGCAAATGATCTCATAACATCTTTTGGGTGTCTGCCTTCTGTGTAAATGGCAACTTCTTTTAATGTCGGGCTATAGTATGCAGTTCTACCAAAGAAGTTTAAAGATTCTGCTAAATCTTTCTTAATTTTAATCTCAGGTAAAGGTGTAATTTTCATTCCCTGATCAATCATGTGTTCTAAAATAGACGCCATATATGAGGTATAATCAAATCCAGGGGCATCACCTTCTTGCTTGACTCTGACTTCTATGTGATCGGTATTATATGTTACATGGTACTCTTGATCTCCAAGAAGTCTTCTGAGTTTTGTATATGTATCTTGTAGATTAGTTCTATCTAAGGATCTCATAGTACCTTTTGGAGCAATTGCTGTTCCAGATGAACCTTCTTCTACTTCAAATAAATTATCCATTACGTTGTTAATGTTATTTAACATCGTTTCAGCAATAATACTCTGTTTAAGTATCTTCATAATATGTAATATTTCTTCTCTCGAAAGTTCTTTTGGAAAAAAATCTATAACTGCATCTAAACTTCCTGTTAATATAGTTTTTCTAAAATCAGTAGCTCTGATTTGATTACCTTGTGCCGGGACAGCAAGTCCGTCTACATTTGGTCTATTTTTAAAAGTAGAAACTCTTCTCAAATCTACAGCATCTTCTTCTCCTCTAACACCTGTTACAGCATAAAATTTCTGATCAGGGTGTTCCTTAGCGTAGTCTTTTGCTGCAGACATTGGATTTTTACTTCCTATTATTATTTCTACTTTAGATAGGTACTTATTGTATATATCCCAAACAGTTTTTGATTCTTCTTTAGTAATTCCGTTTCGTTCACCTCCTCCTAAAAATATAATAACTTTATTTATAGGTTCTACTTTATCTCTTTCACCTTTTAGAACTCTACCTAAAGCATCTTGAGCAGTATCTATATCATATACTACTCCTCTATGATTACCTTTTATTAAACTTTTTATAAGTTCAAAGTGACCGCGGTGGGGTGGTTTAAATGCTCCTGGATATAATACTGTGGCCATTATGTAAGAAATGTTTGCACTGCAGAATCAATCTCAGAGGGTGTAGAATGTTTAAGTAATTCTTGAAACTCAGAAGAAAACAACATTTCTCCGATATTATCTAAAACTTCTTTTTCTCTTTGATTCTGCTTATCCCTATTCTCTCTATACTTTTTTATGGAGTCTTTTAACTTATCAGCCCCAGGTCCTGCTCCGTTCTTTTGGTATGCCTTTATAAAAGCGTTCTTTATAGCCCTGTCCTCTCCGTATGAACCTTTATCGTAATCTATGCCTTGGGCTGCCTTATTAAATTCTTGCTCATCTTCTTTAGACATTTCAATAGGTTTTCTAAAAGAAGATGCCCCAATGTCGTTCTGTTTGTTATAGGAAGCTAAGTAGTCTGCTATACCAGATGCTCCGTTTTTTGCTGCTGTGTTAAAAGCTTCTATTTCTTTACCGTACTTCCCATCCCTATCGTTAATAAATATAGATAAGTTACCACCAGTCATTTTGGAGTAGTCGGAGATAAGCTGGTATACGTTACGCCAAGTTGAGAATACAGCCGATGCTGGTACATTTCTTTCTCTAGATTGAAAATTTGAAATATATGATATCATAGGGTGTGTGTATACCATCACCATATAGACATCGTAACCTGCTTTTATTATATCTTTAACCTTTGAAGAATTAGATGCTGTAGTATCCCAAACAAAGCTAGTTTTATTCTCTATAGCTTGTAATACATCTTTATTTGTTTGAGCTGTAGCTGCTGATAAATTATTATGAGCAGGGCTGTTTGGATCTTCTATATATTTATCTGGGTTAAATTGTTCAAGGCTTCCTAAATCTAATTGTTTTAGAAGGTACGATTTACCTGAACCGGCACCTCCTGCCATAATTACAGCTTTTGGTTTTTGTGTAGCTTCTAAAAGCACTCTAATTAGTTTCATAGTTTTAAGGTTGTTGGGTAACTATTATAAATAGGTTCGGTTGTTGGGTTCTCCAGTCTATAAAGCTTGTATATAGTTTGAAATAAATCAAAGTTATAATCTATGTTGTCTATAACTTTAATCTGCCATCCTTTTCCTTGGTAAACTCCTTCTTTTTTAGAATTTGATCTAGTATTTGCTTTTAACCATATAATGCCGGTTCTGTCTATTTTTTGATTTTTAACTTCTACCATTGCTTTAGCATATGCTGCAAGCTGTAAATCGTAAGAACGGTGTAAAGCATTTGAAGTTTTTAAATCCAGTAGCCATATTTCACCATCCATCTTAACAACCAAGTCGGCTGTACCTGCATATTTGTGTTCATCAGACCAGACAAACTGTTCGGTAGAAATTAGTTCCGGTTTATGTGTGGTCCAAAAATCATAAAACTTAAGTATCATTTCCCAAACTATTTGAGAATACTTAGCCTTACCGAAATCATCCATCCAGGAAACTTCTTCGCCTAAAACTAGTTTTTCAGCTGCTTCGTGAACTTGAGTACCTTCTTTACCTGCTTTTATTAAAATTAGATCGGCGTTATGCCCAACATCCTTTAACCAGTTGTCAAAGAACTTATTTTTGGGCATATACTGGAGTATAGTAGTTACGGATGGATAGTATACTCCGTCCGATCTTTTATAGACTCTTCTGTCTAGAAAATTAATCTGTTTTAAATCCGGATTAAATTCTAATCGTTTTCTAGAATTCTCTTTTAAAATATTAGTACCTTGTCTTATCATATAGCATAAATCTTATGTTGCATCAAGGTAGTTAAATCTAACTCCTGAGCTGATTGAATATATTTAGTAAAGGCTTGAAAGCCCATCTCACTTGGATCTTTTTCATCTAATTCAACTAGGTAGACCCTTTTGCCTAATTTTATAAATTGTTCACAGTATTGTATAGCTTTTTTAAATGCATCTTTGTCTAATGCAATGTATATGTCTTCTACTCCTGAGACTATAATTCTCTTTAGTAACGCTTTGGAGATAGATTTTCCTAGTACAGGAACAGCATTTCTTCTAATAGCGATAGCATCAAATACTCCTTCACATATTATTATAGGCTGGTTCCAGTTAATTAGGTTTTCAAAGAAGACTATGTCTTTTGATGTTTCTGGGTTTTTGTATTTAAAGTAGCTGCTATCATAGCTTCTTGCAACAAAGAAATTGAGTTGATTGGATGAAGTATAACTTGGAAATATAATTCGTCCTCCATATTCTCCAGTTGTACAGTATCCAATACTATATTTAATAAAATCATTGTCGTTAAGTCCTCTGTCATATAAGTACTTTTTTACGTTTCTTACAATATAGGATGTAGTTGATGCATTCCAGAGGGGTTGGTATTCTTTTGGAAGTTCAACAATAGTTACAGGATTGTAATCTATATAGGATCCTTTAGGGATATATTTTAAAATTTCTTGTGATTGGTCGGAAGGGATTCTTAATTGCTTCAGGAAAGACCTAATAGTCTTACCTTTGGTTTCACAAACCCAGCACTCCCAAGGATTGAAGCCTTCACTGTTAGGAGCCATATTGATCTCTAACTTAGGCTTACGGTGATTGCAAAAAGGACAATGGAAAGCATAATTATCTCTTGCTCTCTTTTGACCCTTGCCCAGTATGCCTTCAATAGAGCCTAGTAAAAATGTATAATCCATATAAAAGTCCGTAACTAATACTTAAATATACGAACTTTTATTCAGAAAAGCAACTAAATGTTACTTATACATCAACCATCTTTAAGTTACCTGTTATAGGGTCAATCATTATGTTGTCCCCAATAAAATCAAGTTCCTCTGAGTCTATCCCGTATTTTTCTGCTTCTTGTTCTGCAGCTTGTATAAATTTTTGAGGTACTTCACCTTTAAATTCTTCTAGGTCTTCCATTGTAATAACAGCAAGGCGATCGTTTATCACCCTTATATCGTAAATATAAACAAAATTATTTGTTTTCTTACCTTTTAAGAGTTTTACGTGAAGTATTTCATCAGAGTCTGATGTGATTTTTACTATTTTATCTCCAAGTTTAAATACTTTTCCATAGTCTCCTTGGCCAATAAATGTTGCTCCTTGGTCTTTTAACTTAGAAACCTCCTGATTAAACTCAGGAGTAGCATCGAGAACTTCGTTAAGGAGTATGTTTAAAAGTTTCATTAGCTTACATCCATTGCATCGTCAAAGTCTGCTTGGATACCTTTTGATTCAAGCTGTGATACTATCTTGCTTAGTTTTTCTTCATCATACCTCATATCAATTTCTCCATTTATTTCAAGCATGTTTAACAATTTGTTTGCTTCGTCTATCCAAAGTTTACTGCGGTTGAGTATAGGGGCTGAAGATCCTTCTTTTTTATAATGAACGTATGTGCCGTAGTATTTTCCTGAGTCAGTGTATGATATACTGATGCTTTCAATACTTTTTAGAGATGAGTTATTTTTTGATGCTTCGTTAATGCCGAGATGATTATGAAGATCTTTCATAAAAGGATCAATATTATGTGAACCATACTGATCAAGTATAATTATAGAAACAGCTTTAGCGAAGTCACCGTAGCTCATATTTTCATCTACACTGTTAATTGCTGCGTCAATTGCTTTAGCAGCTGCTTGAGCAACAGGTTCTTCTAGTAATATTTTTGATAGTTTTATCATTTGCCTTGGCCCACATAGGGTTTTTTATAGTTCTTACCGGTCTTGTGTACAGAAATTTTAGTTTTTGCGTGTACTCCCGGTCTTTTTTTTCTTTCTGTACGTAAAAAATTACCTCCTGCTGTAGCTTTTGCCATTTTTAATTTACTTTTATTACTTTTAATTTTAAATCACCAGTTCCTTTTATTAAACGGTGATACGTTTCTTTGGGTATAAATAGTTTCTCCTTATTTAGGGTAGTAGGAGTTTTATTATCTAATTGAAATTTCCAATCAGTATTGTCTAACGATTTAATCCATCTATCTTCTCTATCTCTATGCCAAACAAATTCGGCACTGGGGGACGCAGCTAGGAAAGTTCTAATGTCTTCCTGTTCTATATACGGTCTAGCCATTTATTTTATCACCAATATCCTGAGAAGTTAGCACTTCCACCGAGGGATTTCCAATACCGGCCTATATTACATGACCAGTAACCTGCTTTAGTTTTATCCTTTTTAGTAGAGCATTTATGGCGTGCGGCAAAAGATGCTCTGGCGCCTGGTTGTTTAAATTTTACAGAAAGATTAGTGTCACCGAAAGAAACTTTTTTAACATTACCTGTTTTTGGATTCTTAACATAAACGTAAAACTTTTTAGAACCTCCACGTTTTGGTTTGTTTAGTTGTACTTTTTTTCCTTTGTACTCTAATTCTGCTATATAGTCGACTGATGCTTTTATCATATCGTAACCGTTATAGTCAAGCTCTTCTTTGTTTAGGGAAACAGCTTGTCTGAACTTATCCATATTTATCTTTGCACCTATAGACTCTACTAGTTCTTTGATTTCTTCAAAGTTAATTAATTCATCTAAAGAAGCACCTTCGTCTAAAAGAGCTTCATTTTCCATCATTTCATCAATATATGCTCCGATTTCAAATAAAGGATTATACTTTGATGATGCCATTGGAAGATCTAAAGGAACTCTCATACCATTATAATCTCCGTATTCACCAATGTCTGTTGTCTCTAGAAGCTCTCTATCCTCTTCTTCTAACTCTATATCCCCGTCGCTAAGGGCTTCTCTTGCTTCTTTAAACAACTGTATAAAGGCTTCAGAGCTATAACGGTAGACATGCTCATGTAATGAGAGTTTATTGTCTAAGTGATACTGTAGAGAGGGATATCCGATTACGTCTTTAAGTTTGATCATTGTGTAAAATCTTTACGGTAAAATTTACCTAAAATATTATCATTAATATAAAGGTCTGGTTTTTCTAGAACTTCGTATATAAATAGGTATTTACATTCAAAGTAAGTTAAAAGCTTTTTATTGGGTACATATTGTATTATTTCTCTTTCAAATTCAGATTGTTTACCTTCTTTTACTAAAGATAAGATATCTTTATGTGAACCGTAATACTTAAGCCAATCTGATTCTTTAATTATTTTACGTTTACGTTTTGTTCCTTTTAGAGGAGGAAGAGTTCTATTAAATTGTAGTACCTTCCTACCAATATACTGTTTACCGGTTGGTGGGTGTATTACTTTATAAATAAACCCGTAAGTATTTTCGGGCATATCTTGAATACTCTCTACAACCTTATCCTTATACAACCACATAACTTTTTAATTTTCTATTTTACTACTTTAATTTTATAAGAAGTTCTGTTAAGCGTCTTCTATCTCAAGCACACCTATGGTTGCCGAAGCAGCTTGTCCCCAATAGAAGGTTCTTCCTTTTGCGGAACCAATAT